GGCTGTAGTGCTGTCATCAACGGCTCCCGCTGCAAATGTTGCACTATCAACTAGTGCATCTAGTTTAGCCGCCGTGACCTGATCGCCAGTTGTAAAATCTGTTCCTTTTGATAAAATTGCCATTATTGTGCTTTCTGAGTTGATCGGAAGGATATAGAAGCTTCGGCTTCAATAGCTCTAATCTTTGGTCTTCCGAGTGTATTATTAATTGTAAATTGGATTCCGTAACCTCTACGGTTACCTATTCTACCACGGATGGACACATCCTCGCCCTCGGGTAGATTTTTTGGAATTGATGTTGAGCCAACAAATTCACTGAGTTCGCCCAAGCCAAGGCTAGCATCCGGGTTCTCCGTCTCGGCGGACATATCAAAGTTGGACACCGTAGAAGACCCGGACTCAACGTGCATTTCAAACTGCTTCCAGGTCTTTCTTTCAAGATTTCCAAGTGTGTATTGACGGGTAGTCAATGAACCCGGGACTTTGATGTTCTTTTGTTCCCCACCAATCTGAGTAATCACCCGGTCAACTCCATCAACCCGTTCGTCCAGTTTCTGGATTCCTCCAATGTCGTTGACTGCATATACTCCTCGTTCTGCGCCTTCACCAACAACTAACAGGTTGGATACGTGGTAGTCCGTATCATTGACTTGGTCAATGCTTTCCCACTGCTTGTTAAGGAAGTTGTAAATTATTATAGCGTTGTTTTTGGTGGACGAATCCAGAGGAACGGCCAAGAAGTACCTGTTATCAAAGTAAACAGCTACGGACTTGTCCCAATGCGCCTTGTTGATTCTTTTAATAGTTACGTTAATTGCCTCACTTAATGGAGTCTCAGTGCCACGAAGGTTGTATTCATCAAAGAACTGAGTGCTGTAAACACCGTTGTCGGATAAAAAGATAACCTGATTACCGACCTGTTTAATTGACTGACGAGCCACACAACCAACTTCGTTAGTTAAAAGCCTAGCACTAGCTGCTTGCAGGGACGTTGTATTAGTAACTAAGTGAATACTATTACGATTGAACACCATCAGATTGTCCTCCGAAAAGGAGTGCAGGCCTACGTTAAAGTCAGCTTCGCCAGCATTAAATCTGTACTGAGCATATATCTGGTCATAGGTATCACTGTCCAACAAATCAGATGCTATAATTTCATCTAGTGTGCCTCTGGAGCTAAATGAATCCGTTGACGCATCAATATCAAACTTGAATGGCATGACTAACCGACGTTCGTGATATACGGCATATGGTGGCGCAGGCATATGGCTGAAGCCTACCCCAACCGATACTCGCTTCTGGACAGTTCCGTTTTTACCTGTAGTATTAGCCTTATCTGTAATAAATGTAAAGGTTGTTGTACTAGGTATTGATTTAACAACAATAGTATCACCTAATGTATAAGTAGAGTTACCTGAGTCAGTAAAGGTTAAAGTATCTCCTACCAATAAAGTAGCCACCGCCGCAGTACTAGCTGTTGCTGTTGCTATGCCACTAACGTAATCAATGTTAGTAAGTGAAAGGGGAATTGGTTGAGTATAAGTACCGCTAGCTACCTTTTTAAAATCATTAGAAACAAGGGAGGCACTTGACACTGTATAGGTTTCATCGCCGCTTGCTGTAAGTGAATAAGTAAATCTCGTATCATCTACCCTTGTAATAGTTTTAGCCGAACCATTAGGATCAGTAGTACTGAATCCCAAATTATGTATTGTAACAAGATCCCCAGTTACTAAGTTATGGTTCGTGCTTGTAGTAATATTCGCCGTATTACTTGAACCAGTGACCGTTGCAGAGCTAATTATGGATAGTGTTAGATTATTTTCTAATGCCGTATTACCATCACGAAATATAAATACTTTGTTAAATGCTTGAAGCATGGATGCTGAATCCGATATAGTCACTCCAGTTGGATAAACAAGATCCGTAGTTACTCCAGTGGCTATATTAACAGCAACCGCTTTTGAGTTAGCGGCAAATATAACATATTGACTAGCTGACGAATTAGGATCCGAAAAAGCACAGGAACCATATATAGCATTGACAGCACCATCATTTAATATGCCGAACTTTAATGTAACAGAACTGTCTGAGCCGCTAGAATAGTTTTGATCAGAAACTTGAATCTCTGATGCACTTATTTTAGTAAAGGGGCGATTGCCATTTGGATCAGCAGAAATTCCAGAAGCATCACTTATGTTAATAGTTCCAGAACTAGGAAAATTAGTAAAAGCATTTGTACTTGTAATATCTAAAGTACCACCATCTGATGTTGCCGTAACTGTTAATTCGGCGATCGTTGCTACGCCTGTGCCGCTTCCTGTTCCCGTAGCAGTAAAGACTACCCCTACTGTATTGCTTGCTGCGCCAATTCCCGTAAAGCTAGTATTACCAACTGTTTTAATAGTGTATTCCCTGCCGACTACAAAACTCCCTGCATTAACATCCGTACCAAATAAAGTAAATGGAAGTGTAAGAGCCTCTCCACCTGCGGACAGAGGGCTAACAATTAATTCTAAGCCCTTTCTTACCTGGGCTTCACCCCTTCGGTCAGTCCGCATGTTCTGAGCGTCCGCAAGCAAAGATGGCGGCAACTGATCAGGCCGCATCCGATTATTAAAACCAATAAAACCAACATCTCCATCCTTGGAAATGCGGTCATCCAGTCGATCGTATGTGCGGTATTCAGCCATTAATTATTGATTAACATTTCCAACGCTTCAAGGCTAGTGCCTTCCGTGTTGGTCTTCCCTTGTCGTCCTTCATTGGACCCTTAACGCCAGACATTCTGGCACAAAATGATTTCTTTCTCGCTAGCTTCTTACCCTTGGGGTTGGATTCCGTGACCGGAGCCTTGAGGTTAGCACCCGTCTTGCGCTTGAAGTAGGCACGACCAGCTGCTGTGAGTCCGCCCTTTTCGCTTTTGTGTTCCTTCCTCATTTGCTTTTTACTTTTGCTTTAGGTGTATTTGCTACGACTGTTCTTCCTTTGGCTCCTGCTGCTTTCTTTTTTCTAGCTGTGCTAGCTCTCTCTGCTTTCGTAAGACTAAGAGCCTTTCTTTTAGGGAGGCAACGGTCAGGGTTCTTCTTATCCTTCGACGTTCCGCAAGGTCCTTTGATAGATCCATCAGTTCCTATTCTTACCCAGTTCTGTTTTCTCCATTGTTCTAGCTGGCCCATTATGTTCTTTTACGTTTAGCACTCTTTGATTTCTTAGCGTAGTTAGGGTCCTTGCAATACTTGGATGCAGCCATATTAGCATAGGCGGACGGGTACGTATCAAACGTACGTCTAGCCCAAGCTTTACCTTCCGGGCATATCTTACCTCCACTCTTTGCTTTCTTAGGCATTGGCTCTAGCTTTGGCTGTTTTACTCAAGTCCTTGAAGTGAAACAACTTTACGCTGGTTTTAGTATGTGACTTGTTTGTATGCAGAGTTCCGTTAGGCATCTTGTGAGATGTGCCTTTATGTAAACTGCCGTCCCTCTTGTAGTGCTTAACGCCCTTCATAGAGATTATTTACCTCCCATGCGTCCCTTGCCGCCCTTTTCGCCACATGAACCTTTACCGCTTTTTCCTACTGGTTTTTTTCCGTACATAATATTATTTCTTTCTTTTGTTGTGAAAATCAAACAGGACTTTTACTTTCTCTGTAAGAGCTTCGAGGTTATAGTGCATCCTGGATAGCACGATAATCAGCGTAATAACGCCAATACCGATAGGCCAGAGGGATGAAATGATTTGTAAAACTTCATTCATTTAATTTGAGATGAACCAAAGTAGAAGCCTACGATGGCTAGGGCAGTCTGCCTAATTTCTGGTAAGATAACGAATCCCTGCACAGTGTCCCATTTAAGGCTCTTGAATAGCCCTAGGAAGCCGTTTGTCTCTCTACCTATGGTTACCCCTACGTCAGTCCATGCGAAGACAAATGGGGCTACTACAATAGCAAAGATTGTGCATACGACTAGGAACCTACGAACTATGACCCCACCGTCACGCTTTGCCGCTGCATCTGCTGAGGCATCTGCTGCTTGCTGGGACGTAATCATACGCTCGAACTGGCGAGCCTGACTCTCCATCTGTGTACCAATGAGCTTCATTACGAAGCCACTGATTCCTCCTCCGAGCATTGCTAGTAGTTCTGGTGTCATTATTTCTTTAGTAGTTC